CGCTTGTCACCTTAACCCTGCCGAAATGATCTCGTACCGGTTGGAGAATATTTTCACACAACGCTTTTAGTTTTTCTACCTGCTCTGCGTTAGGATTATTATTTATACCTTTACGTATCGCAGTATCTGATTTGGTCAGCTCTGACAAAGTAAAATTACGTGTAAGTTCCATTATTTTAGTATAAGCTTTTTTATAGATTTTTCACCCATGTATATTTCTGTTTCTGCCTCACTACGTATACACTTGTAAGACACGTTAGGATTAAACTCTCTCTC